CCAAAAAATGTCAACCGCTATTCCCAGTAGAAGCCGGTGCCGTCTACCAGCTTGCGGTCGACCTCTGAGTTCCAGATCCGGACCGCGTCCTCGCGAGGGAGCTGCTCGGCAGCTTCCTTGATCTTCATGTAGGCCGCGTGACCGAGACGCCGAACACCGGCGTCGTCTGAGTAGTTGTAGGTGAGGTCGTGACGAGCGACCATGGTCTTGAATTCATCGAGAGTCATCTTGTTCTCCGTTGTTCAATCCTGAGTCTGTTCTAGACATCCATCATGGTATCCATCCGCGCGACCGTTACAGTATCCATCATCATACCCACGAGCATGCCCGATCTCGAGGATCGCCCACGTCATGAGCAGTTCACGATCTTCACGGGTCTTGGCATCGTGCCACTGCTTTTCCGTCTCCGGGTTCGCGACAATCTTGAAGAAAGCCCGGTCACGCAGCTTGCGCATTTCAGTGAGGTCCATCTGTTTATCTCCGTTGTTCATAGTTACTTATAGGCTATCTGGTGACCAGAGTCAACCGTTATTTGTATCTGGAAAGTGCTAGCCTATGTTCTTTCGAACCATAGCCATATTGTTTTGCGTAGAACCAGACGATGTGCCATCCAAACATCGGTTTCTCCTTAGAAAGGGCAGCTAGCAGATTGCATCAGAATACGCTTGACTTGATTGACGGTAATGCCTGCCATCCGGGCAAGCTGAGCGACTGTCATGTTGGGGTTCATATCATACATCTCACGAATTTCAGAAGGGCACATCTGTCTATCTCCGTTGTTCATAGTTACTTATAGGCTATCCTAAGGCCTATGTCAACCAACCACGTTGAAGTGGAAGTGGATGCCTTCCTGTACCGCTTCCTGACCGACGAACACCGGGAAGAAGCGACCTTCATCGTTCTGCATGATGAAGTGGCGGAGGCGCTCGGCACCGATCTTGGCCACTGCCTTACGGGCATTTTCCCTGCTGGCGTAGGTCTTGGGAGCGGTGATGGTGAATTCCCGGTTCATGTTGTTCCTTTCCTTGATCATGATTCTTTATACCCAGGGTGCCCATAAATGTACATGCCCAGGGTGAAAAAAGTGCGCATGATACGAACTTTTTTTAGTCTAACAATATCAATGGCTTGCAGAGAACTCAAAACCGGCAGGCAAGCCGCTGAAAAGATTAGACTTTTTGAGCCCTTCCAGAGCTCTCCGGAGCGCACAGGAGCCCCGTGGCCGGCAGGCCATATTACCCTATCCCAGACTGGCCGGAGGGGCTCCAGGGCTTCTCTAAATTTAACCGTGTACATTTTTCATACGACTAGATAAGATCTAGTCAAATCTTAAGGATTCCAAGTAATGCCCAAGAAGTTAATCAGGAAAGCTCCTCCAAAGAAGATCAAGAAGACGAGATCTGAAGTCTACCTAGTAAATCAGAAGTATCTCGGAGATGAGCCCGTGTATAAGCCTGGGCAGATCTTGTCTGATGCTGAGAGGATCCGTGCCTACACGTGGTACGGGTCCATGGCCGAGCTATCGGAGGCACGAGAGTGGCTCACTGACTTCCTGAAAAAAGACGGCCGGTTGGAAGACGCCAAGAGGCTGAAGTCCGTACCTGACAACCTATTCCCTCTGACCTGTGCTTGGATCGCCCGCATGTCCTCGCGTGGTGTCCAGTTCACTTCTCACACGTACGACTTCCTCGATGACAAGCTTCGTGAAGCTTTCAGCAAGCGGTCTACTGACGAAGATAAGAAGGAAGAGAAGCCGGCCTCTGAGAAGCCTAACATTCAGGATAGGATTCGTGATCGCGTGGCCGACCTGATAGGTGACCTCGAGGAAGTGATGGACAAGCACTATCTCGGAGAGATCACCGAGTTCGACGCCTACGAGTTCTGTCAGAAGGCAGAGATACCCGCTCAACACACCACTAAGATGGCAGCCTACTACGCGGGCATGTACGAGGAGCTGGAGCTCGCCGTCGAGGGATCTGATCCTCAGGTGAACGAGGCCTACTCACGTTTCTCTAAGAAGTGGCTCAGGTCTCGTATTGCCTTCCTCGAGAAGATGATGTCAGACCTGCTCCGCTACGGACAGAACGCCAAGAAGCTCCGCACTCCTCGTAAGAAGAAGCCGCAGAGCGTGGAGAAGAAACTGAAGAACTTCCGCTATAAGAAGGAAGACCAAGAGACCAAGCTCGCCTCGGTGTCGCCGGAGCAGATCGTCGGCGCGGCCGAGCTCTGGACATACAACGTCAAGTACAAGACGCTCACGGTGTTCCGAGCCATCGATCGCGGCGGCTTAGACATCAAGAGGTCTAGCATAGTCAACTTCGACGAGAAGACGACCATGACTCGTCGCACAGGCAGGCAAGGCGAGAAGATCGTCCAGTCCGTCTTGAGTGGTGGTAAGATCATCCTGCGCAAGGTCATGGACGACCTGAAGGAAGCGACTCTGCAGGATCGCATAAATGAGAACACAATACTATTGAGGGTAGTGAAGTGAGAGTCTATAAGACTAGAAATACGATGTATCTCAGGCGTGATAAGTACAGCGCGCTTGCCGACTGGATAGCCCGTAATTATGGTTCAGAACCTGGTTATGATTGGGAGATGCCGACGATCGAGCTCTTCAAAGACACTAAGCCTAAAGATGGCACACTTCACACACTAGCTTATTACAATGAAGGCGGAAACAATTGGCCAGACAGGTTGCTGTTATGCAGAGAGGTGATCAAGCAATGAAAGAATACACAGTTCGTTACTCCATCGGTGCCTATATCTACGAGTCTGTAGTACGCACGTCGAGTTCAGACGCGGCCCTACTCTGGGCAGAGGCCATGGGAGGCTATAGGGTGACAGTAGTGTCATGGAAAGAAGTCGAATAATGAAGTTCGGCATCATCTCAGACCTACACATGGAGTTTCAGCCGTGGTATCCGCCAGAGCTAGATCCTGAAGTGTTCTACCTGAATGCTGGTGACACGCATCCAAATAAGCTAATGCGTGACTGGCTCGAGAAGGAGATGGGTGATAGGTACTTCGCCGTGCCAGGCAACCACGACTACTACGGGAAATCGTTCGCTAACGCCGACGTAGACTTTCCTGACACTATCGAGGTAGACGGCATCAAGATCGCGGGCGCCACTCTCTGGACCGAGATCTCGCCTACTCGCTGGTGGGACTTCAAGGAGTACATGGTAGACTGTCGTCAGATCAGAGGCATGAACTATGACAAGTACGTGAAGACACACATAAATCATAAGGAGCATCTATTCAGATCCAATGCAGATGTGTGGGTAGTCCATCACCTGCCGTCATACCAGTCGGTTCATTCCAAGTACAGGGAGTCTGGTGGCAATGACTTCTTCGCGACCGAACTCTCCTATAAGATCTTGGATATGAAGAAGCCGCCGAAGCTGATCGTGCACGGGCACACTCACGAAGCCTGCGACTACATGATCGGCGATACTCGAGTGGTCTGTCATCCTCGCGGCTATCCTAAAGAGACGCCTTACTACGACGACTACAAGCCACTAATCGTGGAAGTGTAAATACCATGGGATTATCACTTCTAGGAGTTACCATGGACAACGTCATCACCTTCCCAAAAGAGAATAAGCGACTAGACGTAAGTAATACGCCGACGTCTGTCGACGAGGTGGCTAAGGCTATCGAGGCGATGAAGTTGGACTTCTATCACGACGTCGCAGACAACTTGATGGATCACATCATTCAGAGCATCGGTAGCCTGAATCTAGATGGTAACAGCGAAGAGGTGCACCTCAGAGAGGTAGACATCATCCTCATTAGAGAAGTGCTGACTGCCTTCATGTGTAAATTAGGGGGCGTAGAACACCCCCTAAAGAACCTCGCTGATGCCGTAGTGCAGGACTTAAACGTCCACGACGGCGCTATAGACTATCGACTCAAGATCCCCGGCGAGCAACCCGAGAAGAAGACTTAAGGTGACTGCGGTGTACGCGGACCCAGATGTGTCCGTTGTAGTACTCGTCGCTCAATAGCACGCCTCTGGTGAACTGCTCGTAAGCCTCCCAGTAGTTGCACTCGCCCTTAGACGCACACAAGTGAAGGACCTCGCGCTTAAACGAGGTCCTTTCTTTTTTATCTACGTCAGCTATGAGCTCTAAGTTAGAACCGTAGTACGTCTTCCAGTTAGACTCGACTAGAGATCGTTTCTTTTTCTTCTTGACTACCTTCGTCTTCTTACTCCAGAAGAGCTTCTTACCGACGTACTTCTTATCAGTCTCGGTATCGGTTATGAGGTAGATGAATCCGTAGTTGTCGCCTATGATTTCCGGAGTCAGCGGGACTCCCCAATATAGCCACGGATTCTCGTACTCAGAATTCTCCACCGGTCTGATCGTCCCATTCTTCTTGAGCTTCTTCTTCGACTAAGTCCTCTTCAGGATACTTCTCCAGATAGACCTCGTCGAATACCTCGTCGATCTCTAAACACTCATTTAGATTATCGCAGTCGTAGTTCTCGAAGATGTCGATGAGGGCGGAATAGACTTCCGCCCTGTACTGATCGTCCGACACGGTCTCCATTAGAGCCTCGATGATGTCGCCCATAATCTTTGAGCCTGTTGACCAACCCATTCATTCCTCCTTTAGACTAAGCAACCATCAGCAGTACCGACGCACGCGGCGGCACCCATGGTGTCTACATCTATATACTTCTTCTCCACGAGACTGCTCTCCCAGTCCACGTCTTGGACCAGGTTCTGCTGGATCTTCTCCCACTTGTGGAGGATGAACACGTCCTTGAGGCAGTACTCGGCCTGCTTGGCGTCGCCCTTGAAGTAGTTCTCCGCGAACTTCTTGAAGCGGCGAATCCAGTCCTTCTTCAGCAACAGGCTGGAGTCATCGCTGCTTATGTCGATGCTCCTGTTCTGGGCAGTCATGCACGCCACCCAGAGGTTGTCGAACGCCTTGAGTCCGTCCACCACGAGGCCAGAGGCGAATACCGCACCGGTGCCATAGGTCTTCACGATCTCCTTGGCGTCGATCACCTTCGTGTTCGGGGCCTGAGCGTAGTCCTTGTCGCCAGTCATGGCGAGGAACGAGATGCCAGCGAAGTTGGCGCGATTCTCGTATACGTACTCGGCCACCTCGTCCCAGTCGTCCACGATGACTGTGTTAGACACGTTGTGACGGATGCCCTCGTCGGCGCAGAGCTTCTCGTCCGTGCCGGCGTTGACCCAGTGCTTCTGCGCCTTGGCGATTAGCCAGAGGTGCTTGATGCCGATGGTGTCGTCCTTGTACAGCGAGCCCTTCTTCGGTACGACCGGGAATGACACGACGTAGTCAGTCCTGCCGGCAGACCACACCGACTCCTCTACCATGTGCGGGTTCAACTTCTTGATGAGACGCGCGACCTCTGTGTCCTTGTTCAGCTGGATGTTGCGAATGTACATGGGCGAGTGATCCGCGTGGATACCCGACGCAGTCATAAGAAGCACAGAAGCGTTGCCACTAGGTTTAACGCAAGTGGTCCTAGCAGCGGGATTAGTACCAATAAGAGCAGCCACAGTCCTATTTGTGGATCGTACTGTGGTGGCTCCGGCTTCGAGGATCTTTTCATTGAACAGCGTCCTCGGGTTGTTCATCCAACCCGTAATGGAGACGCCAAGCAGCGCCTCCCTATCGAAGATCTGCTTGCTCGTCTCGTCCAAGAACTTGAAGTTGGTGTAGCCGGCCTGGAGAGTTCCCAGGATGGACGCTGCCTTGCAGGCCCTCTGGAAAGTCTCTTCGTCGGAACACATTCCTCCGTTGATCTCAGTCAGGTTGCATCCCTGCCACCCCGACTTGCCGTCGATCTGCGGGTACATCCCGATCTCGACGCATGGATTAGTCGTGTGCTCGGTGGACTCGACGAATACGAAGCCGGGCTCACCGAACTGCTTGATGCTCTGCATCAATTGCATGAATTGCTCTTTGCTTGTGGTCTTTCGAACGATGACTGCGGAGTTGTTCGAGCGTCCACGCTGCGGATTATCGATGAACCAGTTGCCCGTCTTGGCCTTGGCCATCTCCTCGTCATCAGGGGAGAATAGGCAGATGGTCGCCGATCGACGCACACCACCCGACAACACAGCGTCGGCTGCATGCATCACGATGTCGTACACGTGGACCGGCCTCATCTTCGCTTCCTTCTCAGACATGAGGACCATGCTGGTCAGGAGGTGCTCGATGCGGTCGAGTGC